GCGCAGGCCGACGTGGACCGGCTGCATGCCGAGCACGAGAGCGACCAGATCGGCCTGAGCAAGGACCCGGAGCCTTCGGACGAGCAGACCGAGGCAGCGGGGCCGGCACCGCAGGTGCCCGAGCCGGAGCCGCAGCCCGCGGTGCCTGAAGCGCAGCCGGAGGCAGAGCCCGGCGCTGCGCCGCCGACACCGCCTGAAGGGACGCCGCCGCAGTGAAAGGCGATGTTCCTACCGATGTCGACGAGCTTCTGAAGAAGCTGCGCGAAGAAATCGTCGGTCGTTCAACGGCGCTGGTCCGGGGTGCTCCCGCTGACTACGCCGCGTATCAAAACCTCGTGGGGGTTCTCTCTGGGCTGACCCTCGCCGAGCAACTCGTGATAGCCCTGCTGGAGCACATGGATGACCGCGATTTTGACACCTGACCCCGGACTGGTACTGCCGAAACACGTTGCAGGCGAGACGCCCGAGCCCGCATCGCGGTTGATGCCCAAGCCCGCAGGCTTTCACATCCTCTGCGCGATCCCGAAGGCCAAGGAATCGTTCGAGGCATCGGTGCTGATCAAGGCCGCGAAGACGATGGCCGATGAAGAGGCGGCGACGACCGTGCTCTTCGTCCTCGACCTCGGTCCCGATGCGTACGGCGACAAGGCACGGTTCCCGAGCGGCCCGTGGTGCAAGAAGGGCGACTACATCGTGGTGCGCACCTACTCGGGCACGCGCTTCAAGATTTTCGGGCAGGAGTTCCGCATTCTCAACGACGATCAGGTGGAAGCCGTCGTGGACGATCCCCGCGGCATCCTGCGCGTGCAGGCATAGAACCGATCGCCGGGCGGTTTCCCGGTGCACGACAAGGAGAGGTGACATGGCTGATCCCAGTGATGAAGAAGTGACGATCGATGGCGCCGCCGAAGGTGGCGAGGTCAAGTCGAAGGCCAACGGCCACGACAAGGATGAAGTCAATCTCGATGATGTCGAGGTGATCGACGACACGCCGGAGAAGGACAAGGGGCGAAAGCCGCTCGGTCGCGAGGTCAAGGACCCGACCGACGAGGAGCTGTCCACCTACTCGGCCGGCGTGAAGCAACGCTTCAGCGAGCTGACGCATGCACGCCATGACGAGCGCCGGGCGCGCGAGACGGCAGAGCGCGAGCGCGACGAGGCGACACGCGCAGCGCAGGCGCTGCTCAACCAGAACCGCGAGCTGCAGCAACGCACGGTGCAGGGCGAGACGCACCTCGTCGCTGCGTCGAAGCAGAACGCCGAGGCCGCGCTCGCGGCCGCGCGCATCGAGCTGAAGGCGGCGAAGGAGGCGTTCGATCCCGATGCCGAGATGGCAGCACAGGAGAAGCTGCTCGAAGCCAAGATTCAACTGCGCGAACTCGAACGGTACCGGCCGCGCGCTGTACAAGCGCCGGAAACTGAGGTACAACTGCCGGCAGTAAGCAGCCCGGATGAGCCGGTTGACCAGAAGACACTGCGCTGGCAGGCACGAAACCAGTGGTTCGGCTCAGACGGAAACGAGGACATGACCAGCTTCGCGCTGGGCTTCCACCAGAAGCTGGTGAAGTCGGGCGTTGATCCTCGCTCTGACGATTATTTCGAGAAAGTCGATGGCCGGCTTCGCGAGGTGTTCCCTGATTTCTTCGGGGCCGCACCCACCGGTGACGACACACGCTCCACGCAGCGCACCGCTCGCACGAGTCCCGTAGCTCCGGCTACCCGGACCGTCGCAGGCGTCACCAAGGTCAAGCTCACGCAGACGCAGCTCGCGTTGGCGAAGAAGTTCGGCCTCACCCCGCAGCAATACGCACAGGAAGTCGTGCGTCTGGAGCAGAAATGAGCGCAGTACCGTCAGCAACACCTCGTAACCCGCGCGACACCGAGACGCGTGCAGCAGAAGTTCGTGAGGAATCGTACGTGCCCCCGAGCACGCTGCCTGTTCCCACTGCCGAGCCCGGCATGACCTTTCACTGGGTCGCCACGCACGTCATGGGAGTCGCCGATCCGACCAACGTCAGCAAGCGGCTGCGCGAGGGTTGGGTTCCGGTGAAGGCGGTGGATCACCCCGAACTCGAATTGCCGGGCAACGCCGCGGGCAACGTCGAGATCGGCGGCTTGATGCTCTGCAAGATGCCTACCTCGAAGGTGGTGGCGCGACAGCGCTACTACGAGGAGCAGGCCCGCAAGCAGATGCAGTCGGTGGACACGGCCCTCATGCGCAACAACGATCCCCGGATGCCGCTGTTCGTCGAGCGCAAGAGCAAGACGACCCGCGGCTCATCGTTCGGCAACGGAACCTAAGGAACAACCATGTCAGCAACGGCACTCCCGTACGGGCTGCGCCCCGTCAAGCGCATGGACGGCTTGCCCTACGCGGGCGCCGTCACCGAGCTGGAGATCGACCCCGCAGGCTATGCGGCGAACATCTTCAACGGCTCGATCGTCACGATCATCACCACGGGCTACATCCAGCTCATGGTGGCGACCGGTGCCGATGGCACGACCAACGCGTTCCCGGCAGGCACTGCCGGTGTCTTCGTGGGGTGCTCGTTCGTCAACGCGCAGGGTCAGCTCATCTTCTCGCAGTACTACCCGGCCGGCTACGTCGCCCCTGCGGGCACGAAGATCAAGGCCAAGGTGGTCATGGACCCCGACGTGCTCTTCCAAGGGCAGCTCAACGGCGTCGGCGCGCAAGCGGTGATCGGCGCGAACACGTACTTGGCGGCAGTGCAGTCCACCAGCACGGGCAGTACCGTGACGGGCAACTCCACCTCGGCGCTGACGGCAACGGTGGTCGCAACGAACGCAGCTCTGCGCGTCGTGGCGCTTGTCGCTCCCACGGGCGACGCGTTCCAAGACGTGCTGGTGAAGTTCAACCCCGGTCATCACAGCTACCTCAACGCTGTCGGCATCTGACGCGCAACCAATCGAGGAGCAACAAACATGGCCATCTCACGCGCACAGCTCATGAAGGAGCTGCTCCCCGGGCTGAACGCCTTGTTCGGTCTGGAGTACAAGCAGTACCCGGAAGAGCACAAGGACATCTTCGAGACGGAAACGTCGGAGCGTTCGTTCGAGGAAGAAGTCAAGCTGTCGGGCTTCGGTCCGGCGCCGGTCAAGGCCGAGGGCGACGCTCTCAGCTACGACAACGCACAGGAGGCGTTCACCTCGCGGTACATCCACGAGACGGTCGCACTCGGGTTCAGCGTCACGGAGGAAGCCGTCGAGGACAACCTCTACGACTCGCTCTCGGCGCGCTACACCAAGGCCCTCGCACGAGCGATGGCCTACACCAAGCAGGTGAAGGGTGCGGCGATCCTCAACAACGGCTTCAGCGGCTCGTTCCTCGGCGGTGACGGCGTGTCGCTGTTCGGCGTCAATGCCGCAGCGACCCGTGTCGGACACCCGCTGGTCGGCGGCGGCGTCAACTTCAATTCCCCGCCGACAGGCGTGGACCTGAACGAGACGGCGCTGGAAGCCGCGATCATCCAGATCGCCGGCTGGACCGATGAGCGCGGGCTCCTGATCGCCGCGCTCGCACGCAAGCTGGTGGTGCCTCCGTCGTACCAGTTCACGGCGGTGCGGCTCCTGCAGTCGGAAGGTCGGACGGCCACCGCGGACAACGACATCAACGCGATCCGCAACATGTCGGCGATCCCGGGCGGCTACACGGTCAACCACTACCTGCTCGACACGAACGCTTGGTTCCTCAAGACCGACGTGCCGAACGGGCTGAAGCACTTCAGCCGTGTCGCCCTCAAGACCGGCATGGACGAGGACTTCGACACCGGCAACAGCCGGTACAAGGCCCGCGAGCGCTACAGCTTCGGCTGGTCCGATGCGCTCGGAATGTGGGGCTCGGCCGGCTCGACCTGAGCTGCGATCGATGTTCTGCAAAAAGGGGCCCTGCGGGGCCCCTTTTCGTGGCAGACTCCGACTGCCCCCGGGAATTCACCCCCTACGCGCTGCGACAGGCCCGGCTGACGACATGCAGACTCAGCGCGCATCACTCGCATGTGAGGCCCTATGTCCGCGACCCACTTCTCCGGTCCCGTCGTTTCTGCGGCGGGCTTCGTCGGCGTCCTCGTTCCCCCGGTCGGTGTCGGCTACGGAATGATCTTCACCCCGATCACTACCGCGACGTTGCCGCCCGCGAGCGCATCGCTCCTTGGTGCGGTCGCGATGATCAGCGACAACGGCGTCGGCAACAACGAGTACTGCCTCGTGATCTGCACGGGCGCCGCGTGGGTCACGGCGGTCGGCCTCGCACTGACGTAAGGGGTCCGTCATGGACACCGATGTCTTTGTGGTACGCGTTACCGGGGTCGTAACCGGCCTGCTCTACAACGGACGCACGCGTGTTCGCGGCATCCAGTTCACGGGCACTGGTGTCGGCACGCTGGAGCTGCGCGACGGAAGCAGCGGCGGCGTCGTGAAGATGCTGCTCGATGTCGGGAGCGGCGTGGGCGACATCCTCATCCCGGCCGATGGCCTCCTCTTCACGACGGGTGTCTACGTGACCAGCACGGGTGCGTTCACATCGGCCAATCTTTTCTGCGGCTAGGAGCTGCCATGCGCAAGAAGTTCGACGACCTCGGCAAGGGCAAGTGCTTCGCTGCAGGCGGTGACGTGAAGGCCGAGCTGAAGTTCATGAAGGACAAGGGTGCGCCCAAGTCGATGATCAAGGCCGAGAAGAAGGAGCACGGGCTCCCGGCCTTCGAGGGCGGCGGCTCATCGGGTGGCGGCTCGGCCGGCAGCGCGGGCAAGAGCCGCTTCGTCGGCCACGGCGCGTTCAACTTCGGCAAGCAGAAGGCCAAGCCTTTCGCCGAGGGCGGCTCGATCGACGACGCGACGCGCGCTCGCGCGCTTGCGTGGGTCGACAAGCGGCGCGCACAGCAGGACGCTGAAGGCGCTGGCGACGCGAGTGCGGCTGAACCCTCACCGATCGCGCTGCCGGCGATCAAACGGCGTCCTGCTGCGACGCAGGGCCCTTCGCATGCACCCGGTCCCGCGCCCGTGGTCGAGCAGAAGACCACGACGGTCTACAGCCACGAAGGCGCCGGCAAGCCGCCGCCTCGCGACACGACTGGCTTCGCGGAGACGGCTTTCAACGCAGTTCGTTCTGCGTTGACTCCCAAGGCAGGGGCGCCCAAGGCCACCGAGGCGGATGCCGTCGCGGCAGCGAACAAGGGCATCCCCAAGGAGTGGACCGGGCAGGATCAGCCGCCGCCGGCCTATCGCCGGATGCACGAGAGCACCAGTGCGGCATCGCGCTATGCCGGCGGTGGCAGCATCGACGGCTGCGCATCGCGCGGCAAGACGCGCGGAAAGGTGATCTGACATGGCTGCGTTCCGACCCACTCCTCAAGCGTCACGCTTCGCACCCGCACAGGGTGCTTCCGCCGCACGTCCGGCAGCAGCGGCACCGCAAGCGGCAGCGCAGATGCAGGCGATGAAGCAGGCTGCATCGATGCCACAGCCTCCCGGTGGTCCTCCGGGCATGGTCGGCAATGCGTTGAGCGCAGCGAACATGCAAGCGCAGAAGGCAGGTCTGCCGCAGGCTCCGCAGGGCGGCATGCTCAGCGCGATGGGCTCTGCGCAGCCGATGGGCGGTATGCCGCCGCAGATGGCACAAGCAGCGCAGATGCAGGCGATGAAGCAGGCTGCATCGATGCCGCAGCCGCCCATGCCGATGGCAGGCGGTCCCCAGCCTCCGGGCATGGGCGGCACTGCTTCGATTGGTCCGCGGCCGGGGTTGCCGGTGATGCCGGGTGCGCCCGCGAGCGGCATGCTGCCGGCGCAGGGTGGATTCAATCAGGCACCGGCACAGCCGATGGGCGGCATGCAGTCGATGGGCGCAGCGCAGCCGATGCCGGCTGCTGCACCTGCGGGTCGCGTGATGCCCGGCGCTCCGATCGCGCGGCCGATGGCGATGAAGAAGGGCGGTGCCGTGAAGCTCGCCGGGGGCGGCAGCGTCGGCGGGCGTGGCGATGGCATCGCGCAGCGCGGCAAGACGCGCGGGACGATGCGGTAGGGCCTCATGGCTACCTCCGGCACTTCGATCGCCAACTTTGAACTCATCGACATCATCGAGGAGGCGGGGGAGCGTTGCGGCGTCGAGATCAGGGCCGGCTACCAAGTCCGCACCGCGCGCCGCAGCCTGAACCTGCTCCTGATGGAGTGGGCGAATCGGGGGATAAATCTGTGGACAGTCGAGGAGGTGCAGGTGCCGCTGATCCCCGGCACCGACGTGTATCTGATGGCCCCCGACACTGTGGATGTCTTCGAGGCGGTGATCCGCACGGGGCTCGGCAGCAGTCAGACCGATCTCGTGCTCAACCGGGTCAGCGGCGCGGTCTACATGACGGTGCCGAACAAGACCGCGCAGGGCCGGCCGTACCAAATCTGGGTCGACCGCCAGATCACGCAGCGCATCGTGCTCTGGCCTGTCCCTGACGCATCGATCCCCTACACGATGGTCTACTGGCGCCTGCGTCGCCTGCAGGACGCCGGCACGGGCCTGAACACGGAAGACGTGCCGTTCCGCTTCCTGCCGGCGCTGATCGCGGGGCTCGCCTACAACATGGCGCTGAAGTTCCCCGAGGGCCTGCCACGCGCGCAGGCGCTCAAGCAGCAGTACGACGAGGCGTGGAACTTCGCATCCGACGAGGACCGCGAGAAGGCGCCCGTGCGCTTCGTGCCGAGGATGATGCCGATATGAGCATCCCCTATGCGAACGGCGCCAATGCGATCGGGTTCTGCGACCGCTGCAACTTCCGCTACAAGCTCGGGCAGCTCAAGCACGAGTACGTCGCTGGCCGCAAGCAGAACCTGCTCGTGTGCCCGACGTGCTGGGACCCCGACCATCCGCAGAACTGGCAGGGACGCATCCCGGTGTTCGATCCGCAGGCGCTGCGCAACCCGCGCCCCGATCCGTCGATGGCCGCGTCGCGTGTGCTCAACCCCAACCCCGTGCCTGTTCCTGAGCCGCCCATCGGTGCGCCCGAGCACAACCCCTAGGAGAGCCGCATGGCCACGTCCCGCTCCAACCTGCCGAAAGAGATGATGCCGCTCAGCTCGACGCCGACGCGCAAGCCGCCCACGTCACAGCCGGAAACGGGCACCTTCAAGAACTTGAAGGCACCTCCGTTCGGCAAGGCGCCGGTTGCACCAAAGGGCAATCCGTTCGTCAAGAAGGCACCGGCCTTCGCGCGTGGCGGCAGCGTGCCCGAGCCGATGACGAGTCCGACGCGCGTGATCAAGGATCAGGTCGCGGTGACGCCGAAGGTCGAGTCCATCGCACGCGACTACAAGGTCAAGCCCGAGGGTGCAGGCATCATGCGCGGCACTGGCGCGGCCACCAAGGGCAAGAAGTTCTCCGGGGTGTACTGAGCCGTGAACTACACCGAGCTTAAAGCCGCTGTCGTCAGCTCGATCGGGAACACGTTTCTCGACGCCGACCTCGACCGCTTCACGCAGCTCGCCGAGGAGAAGATTTACAACGCGGTGCAGATTCCGGCGCTGCGCAAGAACCAGACGGGCGTTCTGACGATGAACAACCCGTACCTGTCGCTGCCGACCGACTTCCTCTACCCGTATTCGTTCGCCGTGATCGAGCCGACGACAGGTGAGTACCTCTACGCGCTCAACAAGGACGTGAACTACCTG